GGGTGACCAAGGTCGACTCCTTCGCAGTGAAGGTGACGGTCTCCTTCTGGTTCTTGTACGTGGTGGCGTAGACGCCGTGGCCGGCCGCCGAGTGGTCGCTCGCGTCGATCGACTCGGCACCGTCGTCGAACGGGTTATCGGAGTCGAGGGCGCCGATCGGGTCCCACTGGGTGGTGATCGGGGTGGGGGTCGCGGCGGGGTCATTCAGGGTGAACGCCGCATTGCCGGTGGGCGTGGTCGCGGTCGCGCTGCCGAACAGAACGGCGTACTTGGACCAGACCGGGGCCTTGGTTTTCGGGTCACCGAAGAGAGGCTGCGTAGCCATCTAGCGGTACTCCATTCATGGTCGGTTGGGCGCGCGGGAGGCTCAGGTGGCCGGCCAGGACGTGTGCAGCACGAACTGGACGGTGAAGGTGCAGAACTGCAGCTCGAGATCCCGGTCGAACCCGGGGAGGCGGCCAGCGCCGCGATCGACGCGCCACACGTCAGCGGACGACCACTGCAAGAGGCGGTTGCGCAGGCCGTGCGCGGCGTCCTGCGGGGCCATCGGGTCGGCCTTCGGCCCCCAGACGGTCAGCCTCACGGCGGCGTCCTCGCGGTTGTCCGACTCGGACGGGGTGCCGTCCCAGGCGAATTGCACGTAGAGGGCGCTGAGGTCCTCGGCCGGCAGGTCGACACCGTGGGCTAGGTTCGCCTCGTCGTTGTCGAGGAAGTCGAGGGCGGCCTCGAGCGGATTCGCCATTCCGACCTCCTCGAAGGCGATGTGCGCCCTACGATGGGCGGGTGTGGCAGCAGATCGGCGGCCTGCTGGTGTGGGTCGCGTTCCTGATGGCGGTCAGGGCTTGCGTGCGCGCTACCCGCGAACAGTCAGACCCTCGGCCGACGCGGCGCGCGTTAGGACGCCGTGCTTGGCCTGCACCGCGGCGCCGGCAGGGTGGTTGATGACGACATCTGCGAAGGCCCGGTCGTTGTAGACGCCGTCACGGACGTCGACAGGCAGCTCGTACTCGTGCTTGCCGCCGTCGCGGTCGCCAACACGGATGCCCTCGCCCTTGATGTGGGCGGCGATCCGCTCGGCGGCCTCGCGGCACAGACGCTGCATGTCGCCGTTGCCGGCGATGGCCTCGATACCGCCGTGGTCGAGGGTGACCTTGTTGCGGGTCATCCGAAGGCCCCGGCGCGGACAGCGGCCACCTCGGTCTGGTCGACCCAGACCTGCGATCCACCCTCGACGCGCCACTCATAGCCGTCATACAGGACGATGTCGTCGGCGTTCAGCTGCAGTGCGACGGGCAGGTAGAACTTACCGCGGACCACCGTCTTCGGTGCGCCAGCGTCGTCGGGCCGCTCGCTGGGCGCGAGGGGCTCGAACATGACGTCGGCGACGTCCTGCTCGGTGGTCTCGTAGGTCTCGACGCCGAGCGCGCTGCGCGTCGTCGTCACCTGTACGACAGTGACGGTGGTGGAGCCGTTCACAGGGACGCCAGCGGGCCGAAGCGCGGCATGGCGTACAGCGCCAGCGTCTGCGACTCCTCGACCGTCGGCGCGATCGAGTCGGTGGGGCCGTCGGTCTGCGACTCGGTGAACGGGCCGCGAGTGACGGTCCACGACCGGGCGCCCTCGGGCCGGGTGTTGGTGAGGCGGCGGCCGGCCATGGCTGCGCAGATCGATACGACGTCGGCCGGGATCTCGACCGGGGTGTCGACGGTGTAGGTCACGTCAACCCAGCGGTAGCCACGGATCCCGTAGACGATGTCGCCGCGCAGGTTCCAGCCAGTGAGCTCGGTGGTGGTGCCGTCGAAGCCGACCCATTCGACCGTGTCGACGCTCGAGGGCGAGTCGAGCGCAACCTTGCAGTCCTGCACCCGCCGGCGGACGGTGAACGTTCCAGCCTCATACCGCCGGCCGGTCACGCGCCGCACGGAGCGCGAAGCCGCCGCGAGGGCGCTCTCGAGCTTCGCCTCCTCGGCGGTGGTCAGGGTGCGGCCGAGCTCAGTCTCGACGTCTGCCTGGGCGGCCAGAGCGGTCACAGTCGCACCCCTTCCAGTGGTAGAGAGATCAGGTTGCGGCCATGAGGCCGGCCGCAACCAGGGCGTCGATCAGGTCGGCGGCGAACGTCACGGATCCGGGGTCGACAGCGTCGGCCACCCGGCCAGACAGGTCACCTAGCGACGCGGGTACGTCGAGGATGCCGGGGGCGCGGGAGGTGTAGTGGATGCCGGCGTCGACAGCCTCGGCGGTGTACGAGCCGACGGGGAGGTTGGCAGTCACCACCACTGCGCCCTGGGTGTCGGAGGCCGCACCCGCGGTGTCGGTGCCGACAGTGCTACCACCCGCGTCGCGGATGGTAACGGCCAGGCCGGCGGCGGAAGCTGGGAAAGAGAAGGTGTAGGTCGCCATGCTCGGCCCCTTCGGTCGTGCGAGGCTGACAGCGGCCCCGGGGGGATGGGGCCGCTGTCAGCTCGGCTTGGACTACGGAGTGGCGTCGAACTCGACGGTCGCCAGCGCGGTCGGACGGACCACCTTGGCGCCGTAGACGTGGAGACCCTTCACCATGTCGGCGAAGCGCTTCTCCATGCGCGCGGCCTCCACCGAGACGATCTGCTCGGCGAAGGTGCAGGCGATCCGGCTACCCGCGATGACGGCCCCGCCGGTGGCGGCGGCGTCGGTGACGGTCGGCATGTTGTTCGACTTGTACAGCGACAGGCCGGCGATCTCGCCGACGTAGCCGTTGCCACGGGACGCGGCCGAAGCCGCGTCGCCGGCGGCGATGAACTCGTCGAGCTTGAGGACCCGGCCGTACAGCGACGGCTTGAGCACCGCGAAGCGGTTCTCCTCGGGCACGTTGGCCTCGTCGAGCAGCACGGACAGGTCCACGAACGAGTCGTAGAGGTTCCGCGCCGTGGTGTGGATCGCGACGGTGCCGAGGTCGTTCGCGGTGCCCTGGACGCCGGCCGAGAGGGTCGACAGCAGGAACGCGTCGGTCACGTCGCGCAGCTGGTACGCGGCATTGTCGACGGCTTGGTCGAGGGCGGAACGGCCGCCCTTCTTCTGCTGCGCCTTCTCGACGTCGTCGAGCTCGACGGCGAAGTACTTCGCCTGGTCGATGACCAGCGAGCGGGTCGCGTCGTCGATGTCCTCGACGGTGATGTCCGAGTGCGGCGTGTAGGTGCCGATCGTGACGTCGTTGATCGAGGTGATCTTGACAGAGTCGCCCTCGCGGGAGATCTCGCCCTCGTAGTCGCGGTTCACGAGGCCGCCGGCGACGGCAGCCTTGCGCAGCGCAACGAGGAGCTTGGCCGACCAGAGGTCGGGAATGAAGTTGGTGACGGCCACTGTGGGCAGCCCCTTTCAGGTCAGGTTGGCTTGAGCAACTCGTCGAACTGGCCCTTTTCGGAGGCCTCGACGATCTGCTCGGGGGACATGCGCTTCATGTCCTCGCGGCTGAGCTGGCCGGCCTTCGAGCCGACGTCCTCACCGCGGTCACCACCACCGAAGTCGGGCTTGGGCTTCGAGTCCGCGGCCGCCTTGAGGCGGCTTGCGAGCTTCTCGGCCCGGGCGTCGATCTCCTCGGGCGTCCCGTGGCTGCCCAGCAGCTCGAGGTCGTCTGCGGAGAGGCCGTGCTTGAGGGCTGCCTCGCGGATCGCGAGCTGTGCCCGGGCCTCAGCGGCCTCGGCCTGCGCCTTCGTGGCCGCGTCTGCGGCCTTCTGTAGCTCAGACTTCTGGGACTCCTCGAGCTCGTCGAGGCGCTTCGCCTTGTCGGCGTTGGCCTTGGCCGTGTCCTCGTGCTTGCGGGACAGGGCCTTCCACTTGGCCGCCTCTGCCTCCCAGTCCTTGCCAGCCCCCGTGTCGGTGGCGGTGGCGTCGGTGCTGGCGGTCGAGGTGGTCGCCGCCGCGTCGGTCTCGGTGGCGGTGGTGTCGTCGGTCGAGGTGGTGTCGGACATGCTGCGCTCCCTTGTCGGGTTCGGGGTGCCCATGGCGGGCGGCCTCGCGGGTGCGAGGAAGTCAGGCGGCGACGGACGGGCCGTCGAAGTGCTGGCCGGCGACGGTCAGGAGGGGGCCGAGCTCGCCGTGAGTGTGGATGGCGACGCCCTGCATGTCGGTGGACACCGGGTCGTCGCCCTCGAGTGGCTCCACCCCGCAGTTGCAGCCAGGGTGAATCGGCATGAGGTCGGCGGTTGAGTAGGTGTTCTCTGCGGCGATCGGACAGAGGTCGCACGTCCGGGCGGTGTAGGAGACGACCCGCTTGAACCGCTCGAAGCCGCCGGCGCGGAGCGACTGCTGCGCCGTCGTGGTCTTCGCGAGCTGCATGTCGCCCATGACAATGTCGGTCAGACGCGCCCTGCCGGCCGCGACCGCTGCGTCAAGCACCAAGCCCGTCGAGAGCTTCCACCAGACCGTCTTGAACGGCCGGCCGTAGACCTCGGCCGGGTCGACGCCGCGGAGTAGGGCGGTGTCGACTGGGCCGCTCGGCCGAACAGACTTGCCGAGCTTGGCCGACATCACCTGTGCGAGGTGGGCGTCGGTCAGTGCGGAGACCTGGCGGCGGCCGGCGAGCGCGACCGGGACCACCTGGGCCACGAACCGCTCAAGGTCGGCGTCGCGGTGGGCACCGGCGGCGAACCGGGCCTGCGCGAAGGCGTCGACCCGGTCGCGTACGCGGAGGATCTGCGCGGCGTAGGCCGCGTTACGCGCCGGCTGCACCCGGGGCCGCCGGCGGGGCGGGCTGCGGGGCCGGAGCCATCAGTGCGTCGTGGAGGGCGTCCGCGGCGCGGTTCGACTCCATCTTGTCGATCGCGTCACCCGAGAAGCCCCAGATATGCGCCATGCGGTCGCGCCACGGGATGTCCTGGGCCTTAGTGGATGCGTCGGCCATCTCCTGCAGGCTGCGGCGCTCGAGCGGAGCCCAAAGGGTCTCGACACCGTCGACGATGTCGGCCTCGCCCCGCTCGATGGCGAGAGCGGCGCCCATCGCTGCAGTCAGGGCGGCGTCGGCGCGCTTGAGGCGGTCGCCAGCCTTGAACACGAGGCCCTCGCGGGCCGCCGTCGCACCTTCGGCGCTCTGGTTGGCGCCGTCGGGGACCAGCATTGGCAGGGGCGTCCGAGTGACGGCCGCGAGGTCGCGGAGGTCGTCCTTCGTGGCGTTGAGGATCTGCGAGAGGTCAGTCTGGCCCGACTCCCAGAGGTCAAAACCCGGGGGGAGCTCCCACAAGGCGCCCGGGGCGGCCGAGAAGATCTTGTCGTAGTCGATGTCGTTGCCGTCGGCGTCCTGCTGTGGCAGGGGCTGACCGTCGATCGCCTTGACGGCGCGCTGGCGGTACGCCTGCGACGCCGTAATGACCAGCCGCTGCAGGATGTTCCAGTTGATGCGGTCGAGGACGTCGGTGTGCGACTCGAACTCGCCGAGCTCGCGACGGTTCAGGAAAGGGAAGATCGGCACGAAGTGCAGGCCGGTCTCGGCGACGCCGACGAACTCCCAGCCACCCTCAACGCTGGCGATCGGCAGGTCGAAGCCCGTCTCAGGGTCAGTGAACGGCCGCTGGTAGACGAAGACGAAACCCGGGAGATGCAGATAGGCCCGGTCGAACTTGGCGACCGCGTCGCGGTAGACCTTGAGACCGGCGCGGACCTGGTCGGGCCTCGACGGCGCCTGGTCTGTGATGACCTGCTCGGGGCGCTCGCAGGTGATGAGCGCCTTACCGCGGGTCTCCTCTTGCACGATCATGTAGCCGGCCGACAGGCCGAGCATGTCCGCGATGACGTCAGAGAAGCCGATGCCGAGCCGGTTGCGGGTGAAGATCTTGCGCAGCTGGTCGTCGTCCTCTGCGGCCCCGTTGAGGGTGAAGCCCGACGGGATGAGCCGTTCGGCCACTGCCTCGACGATGAGCTCGCCGAAGTTGGTGCGCGCCTTCCGCTGAAACGCCTTGTAGGCGTCGCGACAGCCCTCGGCGCCCTCGGGGAGAGGTGCGTTGCCGTCCATGTAGCACCGCAGGGTGCGGAGTCGCGCCGCCCGGGCATCCATGCGCCGGGTCAGCCGTGCGAGCCACTGGTCGGGCGTCACGGACCAGCTCCTCTCGCGCGGGATTCAGCGGATACGTCGGGGGGCGTAGGCGGTTCGGTTGCCGATGCCCTTGGCGAGGGCGTCGATGCGGGCTTGCCAGGCCAGGACCATCGCCACCGCGGCGTCGATCTTCCGGTCGGAGTCGGGGTGCTCCTTGCCGATCTGGACTGTCGTCCCGCGCACTCGCCGGCGGGCGTTAAGGACGTGGCGAGTCAGGACCGGGGAGCCGGAATGCTTGAGCTCGCCCTCGCGTACGGCCGTCTCAACCTGCTCGATGGCCTTGGCGATCAGATGCGACCGGCCGCCCGTCATCCACCAGGCGATCGGGTGACTGGCGGTGCCGACCTTGAGCCGACGGCCGTAGCGCGCCTCCCAGTTGGCTACGTACGACTCCCACTTCGCCGGGTCGGCATAGAAGCCGACCACGTTGAGAGTGGCGAACGCCTGCGCGACCTCGGCCTCGACCTCGGGCACCGGGACTTCCCAGCGCGCCTCGGGGTCGTTGGCCGGCGGACGCCAGTCCTCCGGCTGTTCCCAGACCCGGAGCGGCCACACGTAGCCGTCTGAGACCCGGCAGGCGACGAGGGCCGTGGCGTCGGCCTTGCCGCGCGTCCTCGAGCGGGAACCATCGAAGCCGAGAGTGACGGCCTCGCCGGCGGCCACCGTGACGGGCTCGTCGAGCTTGCACGACTGCCACTCGGGCTGTGTGAGCCACGAGTCAGACGCCGAGGTGATCTGGTTCAGGAAGTACATCCGGCCGTCGGACGGATCCGTCGACGGGTCCCAGAAGTCGGCCAGGATGCGGGGCAGCTCGGCCCAGCCGGGCTCGTGCGGAGCATGGTCACCGCGCTCGGCGAGGTAGCAGTCGGCGTTGGCCGAGCAGCCGTAGGCCTGCCGCAGCCCGACCAGCATCGACTCGCGGTCGGTGATGTCGGTGTCGGCCGGCGCCTCGCGGTGGTCGAACAGGATGCCGGACTTGTTCTTGAGCCGGCCCTCTTGTTGCAGGAGCCACGCCTTGTGTGAGTCCTCGGCCACCGAGTCGAAGCCGGGGCGGAACGAGTTGGGGGTCTCGACGCTCGAGCCGCCGGTCTTCGTCAAGTTCCGGCGCACCGCGGCGGCCAGCTTCTTGCCGCCGTTGGTCGCATGCCACGACTCAGTCTGGTCCATGACGGCGAAGATCGGGCGGAAGCCCTCGCGCGACGATGCCGAGCTCGTGACCGGCTCGATGCGGCCGCGAGGCACGTTGACGAACGACTCCATGGCCTCGATGCCCGGCTCATTGACGAGCGGACCCTCGCGGATCATGTCAAGCAGCGGATCCCAGGTGTTGGCCGTCTGGTCTTCGCTGACGCCGAGGATCTGCGCCTTCGGCTTGAAGCCGAGCTCGCGCCACTCGATGCCGACCGGTTCGCCGGCCGCATCCCAGCCGTTCGGGACGACTGGGGCCAACGCCTCGGCGATGCACAGGGCCGCGAGGAGCGGGGACTTGCCCCAGCCCTTCGGCCGGGACAGCACGCCGCGGCGGATGACGCGCTTGCCGGTGGCGTGGTCGATGGCGTAGAAGTCGAGGACGAACTGGGCCTGTTCGGGGGTCAGGATCAGCTGCTCGCCGGCGAGAGGCCCGTCTGGCACGACAAGCCACTCGGTCAGCCAGTCGAGTACGGACCAGCCGAGGGTTGGGACTTCGCCGGGGTAGTCAGGCCCCCGCCACGACATCGCTGCCGCCTACCGATCGCAGGCCGGCGTACGTGGCCCGGGCGGTGCGGGGCTTGGCCGCCGGCTCGCCGCCGTCAGCCTCGTCGGCGGCGGCGAAGGTGATGCGCAGGCGGGCGCGGTCCTCGGGGGTGGCGCCGAACTTGGCGACCCGCTGCCGGAGCTCGGCGGCGACCCTGGTGTCGCCGAGCCAGAGCTGAGCGTGGAGGAGGGCGGTGTCGAGGAGGAAGGTCCAGTCCGAGTCGGTGAAGTCGCTCGAGAGCGGCGACTCGGCCCACATGGACCACCAGGCGACAGTCTGCGCCGGCCACGAGAGGCCGGTCGGCATGGCGTCGGGGAGCGCGGGCTGCTCGGTGGCCTCAACGACGTACGTGCGGAGCGGGATGGGGTCGGCATTGCGGCGGGCGCGCTTGTCAGCGGGCTTCGGTGCGGGGCCTCGACCGGCCATCTGGGGTGCCTCCCTGTCGGGTGGTGGGTGCCCATGTCGGGCTGGGTGTCCCGCCTGTCCCAACCCCTCGCCGGCCGCGATTTCAGGTCGCGCCGCGACGGGCTTGCCTCGTTGGGTGGTTCGGGGTGTAAGGACCAGGCGGGGAACCAGACCCGTACGTTGTCGGAGCAGCA